ATATGGGTCTACCATTGGGTCAAGGCTCACAAAGTTTAGGTACTTTATTTGATACAATGATGGAGGCCCAAAGTAAAATTAGTAGAATTGAAAGTAGACACCTAAGAGAATTAGAGCAATTAGCAATTGAAGTTGTTATGAAAGAACTTGGTGTTGAAGATGGCGACATTAACTACGAAGCAAAAATAGAGAGACCAAATAGACAGGGATTTAGAAGTACGCCACCTAACGAAATGGAGCCGGAAGAAATTGAAATTGAGAAAGAACTATTTGATGAGCTTGAGTCATTTAATTTAGAAAGAGCAAAAAGAAGAATGGTCAATGCAATATTAGCCGGATCATCTGCTAGAGGCCATTATATGTATCAATTAGTAAACGGAAAACTACAAGAGATAACCGGTTCAAATGAAATTGTTGCGTTATATGGCGCTGTTATGGCGTCTGCTGAGGCAATGTTATGGCAATCTGGAAACTCTAATCTGGGTTTAGGATCTGGGGGTGGTGAAACACCTTTGGCAGGGGGAAAAGAAAAGATTTTTCCTAATGAAAATCCACCAAGAGTTGTTGCAACGGCAATTAATTTTCCAATATTAGTTCATGAATTAATTAAGGGGACACTAGAAGTTATTGCAGCATTACATGGATTACCAAAAGATAGAGAACTTGCAAGAAAAGTAATGGACAAAGAAGATACCCTAAATAAAGAAATTTGGGATCTTAGACTTGGACCAGCAATTTGGGATATAATGAGAGAATCATTTCCTGAAGAAACAATCACCGATGATGATAAAAAAGGTATTCAATTAATATTTTTTAAACAAATAGTATCTAAACCAGCAAAAGAATTTCTTGTTTTTATGAAAGAAATTTTGAGGGGGACTGATAATGGAAAACGTCTTATGAGGTTATTATATGATATGATTAATGGAGAAATCCAAGATTATGAATATAAAGTGGCTATGTCAGAATTTAATAGCGAATTAAGTAACACAGCAGAAAACACAGACGATGATGACTTTTTAGATTTCCTTAGAGACATGGGGATAGATAAACCAAAAGATTAATAAAGTGGTCAAAAGACCACTTTTTTTGTATTTATATATATGAATTCAAGAGCAGAACAACTTATGGAATATGCGAGGATTATGAAAGATACTCCTTACGCGTTACGAACATATCTTCAAACATATGACAACACACAAAAGAAATATGTTCCGATGGATCTATTTCCTGATCAATTACAATTGATTCAAGATTACGAAGACTACAACGAAAACATTACAAAAAAATATCGTCAAGCCGGGGTAACAACCGTAACTGCGGCGTGGCTTTCTAAAAAATTACAATTAGCTAAGCCAGAAAATCCGGAAAGAGTTTTGATTATTGCTAATAAGCGAGATACTGCTATTGAGATGGCTAATAAAGTTAGACATTTTTTGGAACAGTGGCCGGATTGGTTAAACGTTGGTTTTTCTGCGGACAAAAACTCTGAAAGTAGATTTAGATTAAATAATGGTTGCGAGGTTAAAGCGGTTGCAACGTCTGCGGATGCGTTACGTGGTTATACACCAACAGTACTAGTATTCGATGAAGCAGCGTATATAGAAGCAGGAGAAGACTTCTGGGCAGCATCTATGGCGTCATTGTCAACCGGTGGTAAAATCATATTAATTTCAACGCCAAATGGTTATGACCCAATTTATTATGGTGTGTATGATCAAGCATTACGTGGTATTAACGACTTTCATATTACAGATTTAAGATGGTTTAAAGATCCTCGTTATACTAAAGATTTGGTTTGGATAAAGGTTCCAGATATTGTTCACTACATGTTAAACAGAGAACAATATAATGACGATGAAGTTGTTTTAAAAGAATATGACATAAATGATTACAAAAAATTAATGGAAGAGGGTTATACACCGTATTCTAGTTGGTTTGAATCAATGTCTAAGAAATTTAAATATGATAAAAGAAAAATCGCACAGGAATTGGAGTGTGACTTTTTAGGTTCTGGAGATAGTGTAATTCCTGGTGACACAATGGAGCGTATCGCTAAAACAATGATCAGAACGCCAAAAGAAAAATACATGCAGGGGAATTTGTGGTTATGGGATGAGCCAAAAGAAGGTTGTAGATATATTATGGGGGTCGATGTTAGTAGAGGTGATAGTGAAGATTTTTCATCAATTAATATTATTAATTTTGACGAAAGATGTCAGGTAATGGAATATATTGGAAAAATTCCACCCGATGATTTAGCCGCCATTGCATACAAATGGGGGGTATTATACAATTGTTTTATTGTTATTGATATTACCGGTGGTATGGGTGTGGGTACTTCTAGAAAACTTCAAGAAATGGGTTATAAAAACTTATTTTTTGATGGTATTAACACACAAAACATGTGGGAGTATAATTCAAAGATTTTAGAAAAAATTCCGGGAATTAACTTTAATAACAAACGAACACAAATTGTGTCCGCATTTGAAGAAGAATTAAGACATGGGTTTACAGTAAGGTCTAATAGATTATTAAACGAATTAAACACATTTGTTTACATAAATGGTAAACCAAACCATATGAAGGGATCTCATGATGACGCGATTATGAGTATGGCTATAGCTTTATATGCTGGTGATATATCATTTACTCAATTAAAAAGAAACGAAACGGCCAATAAAGCCATGTTAGAATCATGGGTTATGGCTGAAAGAACATATGATGCTGGTAAAGAGTTTTATTCATATGGTACTTCTTTTGATCAAATAGGCTCAATGCAAATGGATGGTTCACCTTATGCTAGATCATCAACAAATGCCAACAAAGAGTTGTATGCTCAACATTCTTGGCTATTTGGTGGTAGAACAAAAAAAGGTTGATTTATCCATATTTTTTAATTAGATTAATTACGAAAGTATTTATACAATATGGCAAATCAAGATTTAACAATATTTCAGAAACTAACCCAAATATTTGGGTGGCAAGGTAGATCACAACAAACACCTCCGTCGTTTAATTTTTCTAGAGAAGAATTACTTAAGACGGATGATCCGGTTGAATTTGAGAAAGCCAAGTTACAAGCACAACAAAGTCAGTTTTTATTTGATAAGTGGGCTAAGTTAGATAACTCACTATATAATCAATCGGTTTATTATGAACCAAACAGATTAGCAGCATATTATGATTATGAATCTATGGAGTTTACTCCAGAGGTTTCTGCCGCTTTAGACATATACGCAGAAGAATCAACAACAATGTCCGAGAAGGGGCATATACTAAATGTTTATTCTGAATCAAACAGAGTTAAAAGTGTTTTAATAGATCTATTTGAAAATCAATTAGATGTGAACACCAATTTACAAATGTGGGCTAGAAACCTATGTAAGTATGGTGATAACTTCGTGTATTTAAAAATTGATCCAGAGAAAGGGGTAATTGGTTGTCATCAATTACCTAACATTGAAATTGATAGATTAGAAGGTGCTCAAGGTGTTCCGGGTAATAAAACAACATCGGACATTAAAACACACACAAAAGAATTACGTTTTACTTGGAAGAATAGAGATATGGAATTCCAAGCATGGGAAATAGCTCACTTTAGATTATTGGGTGATGATAGAAAATTACCATATGGTACTTCTATGTTAGATAAGATTAGAAGAATTTGGAAACAATTACTTTTAGCAGAAGATGCTATGTTAATTTATAGAACATCTAGAGCGCCAGAAAGACGTGTATTTAAAATATTTGTTGGAAATATGGATGATAAAGATATTGAACCATATGTACAACGTGTTGCGAATAAGTTTAAAAGAGACCAAATTGTTGATTCTAGAAACGGACAAGTAGATATGAGATATAATCAAATGGCAGTAGACCAAGATTATTTCATACCTGTTCGTGATCCGGCAGCACCAAGTCCAATTGAAACATTAGCGGGGGCACAAAATTTGGGTGAGATTGCCGATATTGAATATATTCAAAAAAAATTATTAGCTGCGCTTCGTATTCCTAAAGCATTTTTAGGTTTTGAAGAAGTTGTTGGTGATGGTAAAAATCTTGCATTAATGGATATTCGTTTTGCAAGAACAATTAATAGAATTCAAAAGTCTTTAATTCAAGAATTAAATAAAATCGCTCTGATACATCTACACATGTTAGGTTTAGATGATGAATTAAACAACTTTACATTAGGTTTAACAAACCCATCTGCACAATCTGATTTATTACGTATTGAGCAATGGAAAGAAAAAATAACTTTATATAAAGACGCAACATCAGATCAATCACAAGTTGGTATATTGCCGGTATCACATACTTGGGCTAAAAAGAATATTCTTGGCTTCAGTGATAATGAAGTATTGCTTGATTTACAACAACAACGTCTTGAGAGAGCAATGGGATTTGAGCTAACAAACTCACAATTAGTTATTAAGCGTTCTGGTGTATTTGATGAAGTTGATTCTAAATATGGTATACCGGAAGAAGAAAGAGAAAAAATGATGGCACAGGGAGCGGAAGGTGAAGCTGGAGGAATGGACATGGGTGGACCAGCATCAACACCATCAGCGGAACCAGCAGACACAGCAGAACCATTAAGTGAAAGCAAAAAGAGTAAATTAATGGGAATGTTAGGTGAAAGTGATGAAATTGGTGACTTATTCAATCTTGAAAAGGCACAGAAGAATATTTATGAAATAGAAAATAAATTAAAAGATATCTTAAACGATTAAAAATGAACAACTTTGGTAAAATAAAATCAAAAATACTTAAAAAGCTTACTGAGGCTTATGCTGAAAATACATTAAAGCAAAACAGTAAGAACCTTTTTAAGGTAATAAAGAAAAACAAAGACTTTAAAGAAATGTATTTGTTTTATGAAGAAATCGAAAACAAATATTTTGAAGATAAAGAAACAGCAAAATTATATGTTGAAGAACTAAGTTCAATATTAAAACAAAAAGCATCAAAGATTAATAGTTTTTGCGAAGTTATTAATATGTCGGTTTATGACACACAAATAGATGAAAACGAGTTATATGATTCAATTGACCAACTATTAGAAGAAGATAATTTAACTAACATTGAAAAAAAGGTAATTGCTAAGAAAAAATTAGTTGAACATTTGACAACCAAAAAACAGGTACAAGAAAAACCAGCGGAAACTTACACTGTTAATGAAAATTTATTACACGCCGTATTGGCAAATAATTTCAATGTATTGTATGAATCATCATTAAACGATGAACAAAAAGAAACTTTAAAAAGTATTATATCTCTTTCTGACGAAGACGTTAAAAGTAAAGTAACTGAAATTAAAGAGAGTTTATATAATAAGGTTAACACCTTATTATCTGAATCTATCGATAATTCATTTAAAGATAAATTAACGGATGTTAAGAAAGAAATGGACAGTATGAGTCCAACGAAGTATAATTACTATCGCTTAAAAGAATTACAAAATGGTCTGGATTAATC